TTCATTTGCTATCGGTACAAAACCACCGACATCATCTACAAGATCTACTATCCTTGCATCTATAGCTGCTGTAGTAGCGATCTTATTATCAGCAGCAGTCCAAGTTTCACCTGATTGTATTTCTTCTAAACTTCCTACGTTATAGAATCTTGCATCTGCTTCTGCTTCTGTATAGTACCTACTATCTAATTGACCATTGTTTAATTCTGTCTCAGTAAAATATCTATTATCAAGTTGACCATTATTCAGTTCTGTTTCTGTAAAGTATCTATTGTCTAATTGACCAGCATCTAATTCTGTTTCCGTATAATATCTACCATCTAAAGTACCACTAGCTATATCTTCATTTATTATCGTTCCGTTTACTATATTGGCACTAGCTATAGTTATATCTGTAGGTAAAGCACCTCCTCCTAATTTTGTAAGACCAACAGAATCATTTAATAACTTACTTCCATTTATATTTGCAGAAGAATTTATATCACCATCAACAATAGTATTGTTAGTAATCATTGTTGAATTAACTGTACCTGTATCAGCAGAAGTAATTACTGTACCTGTTATGTCAGGAAAGGTAATAGTTCTGTCAGCAGTAGGGTTTGTAACTGTTAAAGTTGTTTCATTTGCATCATCACTACTACCTTCAAAACTAATAGAACCTGTTAATGTTCTTAATCCATCTCTTGTAAAGACTTCATTAGTTAAAAGATCTTGTATTTCTTGTTGAGCAAATAGTATTTGATCGCTGTTTGTATCTAAATCTGTTTCAGTTAAAACACTACCATCTGTAAAATCTACTTTCTTATTACTTATATTTGTATCTCTAACAAATCTAATATTGCCTGTACCAGAAGGGGGTATGTTACCAGAAGTAAAAGTAAGAGTAGAACCACTTATTGTATAGTGTGTACCTAATGTTTTAGGTGATCCTCCTACTGTTACATCAACTTCACTATCAGCTAAAAATGAAAATGATATAGCAAAGTTAGCTTGACTACCTGTGCCATTATGAGTCTGCGTTGTTGCGGTGGTGTTAGTAGCCATAATTAATTCCTTTTAAAGTTGAGTTGATCTAAAAGAACTTCTATTTCTTTATTGTACTCGTTTTGTTGATTTACTTTTACATTTATTCTAGTTTGTAAGTCTTGGTCTGTATAATTATCTTTTAAATATTCTTCTATACCTGCATTTATAAATAATTGATTTATTTTATTTAATTGTTTATATATTCTATCTGCTGCTATTTTTCCTTCATTACTATCTAATCCATATTTTTCTATTTGTTGTTTATTAACCTTATAATTAAAGTAATCATCTGGATAATTAGCATCAGGAATAATAAGTTCACCTTTTATATAAGCTTTCATAGCATCAGCGATATTAAAATTTTTTCTACTGAAATTTAAAACTGTTGTATTTATATATTTTTTTAAATTATTATATTGAATATTATTTAATTTTATAGCTTTAAAATCTTTACTACTAAAACTAGGATTATTTACAAAATTCTTTAATTTACTTCCTCTTATAATATCAGGTGGTTGTGCTACAAATCTTCCTATTAAATATTCAGCTTGTTTCAATAAATTATTTTTACTTTTTGAATACTTTGCATTTGTAAACATATTAAATCCTCTCTTACTTGGATATGTAATTACATCATTTGTTATATGTTCCACTTGGAAAGGCAAATCTCCACCAACATTTGCAGGTACATTTGTTTTTAATTGTTGTATTAATCCATGGAAATACTGTAAAAGGCTAGAAACTTCATTATATTCTTTATCTGATAAATCTAATTTATCTTCGCTTGTTAAAAATCTAAAGTTTGCGTAATCACCTGAGTATGTTGTTGTGTCCATCTTTGCAAATAGTCTTATTAATCTTTTATTTTTAACATTTCCTAATTTTATTTCTTGACCAAGTATTTTTATTGCATATTTAGTTACACCTTCTACACCTTCTTTTCTAAGTCTTTGTGCTTCACGTTCATCTATTCCTAATAATTCTGCGGTTACATCTGCTGGCAAACGAAGAATATCCTCCCACATGCTACTGTAAGGCACTATAGAAGATTCAAATAATCTACCTAAATAACGTATATATTTTTGTTTTTCATAACCTATGGTATCGTCTGGATCTACATTACCAGTTAAGGATTCTGGTAAAAAACTAAACAATTCAATAGTTTCATCTATTTGTTGAACATAAGTTTTATTTGTTATAACACGACCTATAAAAGCAGACCAACCAATCGTATATTCATCATATATTCTATCTTGCTCTTTAATAAAAAATGGTGACATACCTTGAAAATCAACCCAAGCTTTAACCAAGGATAAAATTGGATCAGGTAAATCTTCATAAGACTCGTATCTATACATTGGCAAACCATCTTCGTCAAACATTATTTCACCATCTTCGTCAAATAATAAAGTAGCTACTGCGTATGGCAACCAACCAGATTTTAATAATGCAAGATGTTTAATAGCTCCTTCTTTTGTTTTCCAACTAGGACCACCATCAGTAATAAATCTTCTTGGTATTTCATCTTCGCTTTCATATTCATCAGAGCTAACAAATGGATTAGATGGTTGACCTATATTATTAAAAGCAAGTAGTCCTAAGATAGTAGCAAAAGCATTACCCATATAAATTTGTCCTCTTGTATTGGCACGAACTTGAGGGTTAGGACTTCTTAAGTCTGCTGCTATTTCTGGCAAAAGAAAAGCATTAAGAGGATTTAGATTTTTTACATCACCAATTAAAGGTGCAGTAAAAAATTTACTCTTACCAAATCTTGCAGGTGTATTTATAACAGGTATATACCTCATAACATCTTTAATCATATTTGTAGGTGTTCTTGTAAATTTAAAAAATGTTCTTACAGGTGGATATTGTATTGCTAAATTATTTATTTCCTCTGCAAACAAACCAAGTGGATCTGTTACATCATCACTTTTGCCACCTCTAATTTGTTGTGTATATGTTATTTCTTTACCAAAGTCTTTAGCCCTTTCAAATATTTTACCAAGTACAGGATCTTCAATAAATTCTGTTATATCATCATCTATTTTTTTTAATCTACCTAATGGTCCTACTTGCCCTTTTAATATATAATCTATAACTCCATCAAGACTGCTCTTTACATAGTCATCTAATTCTTCTGGTTTCAAACCTTTTTTAATTGCTTCCATTGTAGCGTGATAAGCAGTAGAACCAAGAATATTTGGTGTTTGTATTAAAGCATCATTTGATGTCATTAACCTACTAGGCAGTCTTATAAATTTGCCAGCAGCATTTATTGTATTAAAAGGAATAAATGGTTCTTCATCAGAAATTATATTTAATTTTTTTCTACCTTTATCAATTAATCTACCTAATGAACCTTGTTTATCAGAAGAAATAACAAATCTTTGACCTGTATCAATTTTAGAGTTGCCAACATTTATAAAGTTATCTTCCATATCCCATGATCTTTTCCACACTTTTAAATTAAAATTAAAGTTATGAATTAAAGCAAATAAATGTTTAGTAGCTGCTGTAACTCCTTCTTTTCTAATTAATGGTTTACCACCTGCAACATCTAATTGACCAGTAAAATTTCCCATAGCGTGTAAAAATGTTTTTACAACACCAGAATATAAATTTACTCTTTGTGAAGTAAGACCAGATAAAACTCCATTAATACCTACTTCATTAATAACTCTACTTACTTGTCCTATATTTCTTAAAGTGTTTCCAAAAGCATCATCATTAAATAATTTAACCATTTTTTCAATACTACCACTTGCTTCTTTCATTTCTTGAGCAACTTTTATAACTTGAGAATAATCTCCTGTTTCATGTCCTTCTTTAATTCTTGCTAATAAATTTGTTTGAAAGTCTGCACTTTGATCTAATAATTTATTGAGACTTGGAGAAATATCTACATTCTGTGCTGTTAAATTTTTCTTTTCTAAAGGACTAAGTTTCATAACTTGGTCAGGTGTCATTCCTTCTATGCCTTCTATACCTTTAATTCTAAAAGCGTTCATAGCTCTACCTAATCTTGTACCTAAAGGAATACCCATACCCAACCAATCATCTACTAACTTTTCAGCCTGTATAATTTTTTCACCTGCTTTATCTATTGCACTTCTACTTTTTTTAGTATTTTTACCAATATTTTTTTTAATTACTTCTAAAAAGTTTTGAGTTGAATTTGCCACCCTGTCTGTAGCTATTTGTAATCCTTGTTGGTTTATAACTACTTCTTCTTCTGTTGGTAATTTACCTTCTAATAATGCTTTTCTTTTTGTATATTCAGTAAAAAATTTAAGATTTTTTGGATCTCCTGTAATCTTGCCTTTTGAGTCTGTCATTTTACCCAATGCACTTTCTTGAGTATCAAACTGACTTCTTGTTTCAGCACCTTCAAAACCACCTTGTTCTTTTTTTGTTCTTACTTTTTGCGTTACAAAATCTTGTTTACCTTTTTTCATATCTTTAATACGATTCATTTTCTGAGGATTTAATTGTGTGTTACCTAAATCCAAATCACCATCACTTGCTGTTTTGTTTAATGGTTTTTCTACTGCATTTGCAAAATCTTTTAATATCGGTACTTCTAAATTTAAACCTTTAGTATTGTTTCCTGATGCACTAGCATTACCTGTTAAATCTGTAACTATTGATTTAATTTTTGCGTGTACTTTATCTCCATGTAGTCTTATTTGTTTTTCTGTAAAACCTTGATCTGTAAATACTTTTAATATTTTTGCATCATTCTGTGCTTTTACCTTCCTACCTTTTCTTAATGACCAAGACAATTTATCAAAATCAGATTGAAACTGTATAGTTGCAGACCCATAACGAGGTTTAGTTCTTTTATAAGCTTCTGGTGCTACAAAAGTTAGTTCTTTTGTAAAGTCTGTTTTGACATTGGGTGTTTCTTCTATATTTACTTTTTTCTTATTTGTATTGTCTGTATCTCCTGTTTTAACTTTTGCTACTTCTTCATCAATTCTTTGTTGTATTTTTTTTGGATCTTTACCATTTGCTTCTATGTTTTCATCTATTTTATTTTTTACTTTTGATAAATCTTCTATTACTTTTTTTGTTGTATTTGTATCATTTGATGTCCAAAGTTTTTTAATACTGTTTAAATCTAAACCATCATATTTTCTATATAAAGTTTCTAATCCTTCTATTGAACCTTTTAAACTTGCACCAAAAGCAGAACCAAAACCAAGACTTAAAGCGTAATCTTGCCAATCTAAATCTTCTCCAAAAAGATCTCGTAAGAAAGCTTCTGATGTAGCTAAAGTACCGCCATAAATACCTGATCTAAACATACCCCCTAAACCTTTTAGTTCTGTACCTAAAGGTATGGTTCCTACAAGACCAGAAGAAAAAACTTCAGGCCAACTAAATAAATCTTCATTACCTGTTAATGATTGTCCGTATCTTATTTTTTGTGCTTCTATGTTGAAGTAAGCATTTAAAGCAAACTGACCAAGACCATATACAAGCCAACCTTTAGGACCAAATGCTAATAAAGGAGTAAGTGCAGCATCAGCTAATAAACCTCCACCTATTTCATAACCAAGACCACTAACTTGTTGCAAGACAGCATTATCATTCTTATCTGGTATTGTTATTTTTTCTGTAAATTGATTATAAAAATTATTTAAGCCTTCTTGAAATTGTTCACTTTCAATAATGTCTTTGCTTATTTTATTGTTTTCAACATCAGAAAAATTATAACCTGTAGTTTCTTTGAATATTTTTTCTACTTTTATTCTTGTTCTAGGTTTACGAGTGACATCTCCTTTTGTAATGTAATCTGATACACCAATATATTTAAGAAGATTATCTGTTATTTCTAAATCTCTTTGTGTCTTTTCTTCAGTTAAATCACTAAAAATATTATTAGTTAAATTAAAATCTCCAGAAACAAAATCAAAAGGTTCTTCGTCAAAAAAAGTCTCGTTTATATAATTATCAAATAAATTTGTAGTAGGTGTATAGTTTGTTTCATTAAAAACATTTGTAAAAGAAAAAGTGCTTTCATCATCTATAGCAGACTGTTGTTCATTATTAACAACAAGCTGTTGTTCGTTTACGTTTTTTATCTCGTTATCAAGAACATTGTTTGTATCTTCTTCCTTGTTATTAAGAAGATTGTTTATGTTTGAGTCTGTCATTAAATTTTAAGTAATTCTTTTCGAGCATTTTGCAATGCTGTTTTAAGGACGTTTAAATCAATATTAGCTTTATTTCTACCTGCGTCATTATCATGTACACCTTTACCTAATGAGTTAGGTGCAGCAGCAAACTCATTAGCTAACTCATCAAGTGCTGCGTTTAAATCATTTGATATACCCATTAGGTAATCACTAATATCTGATCTTCCAACTGTATTAGCTATTCTTGCCCAGAATAATCTATCTTGAACGTCTTTAGTAAACTTAACATCACCACTTAATCCAGCCCTAACCATAGCTTCTTTTAAAACCACTGGAATGAATTGATATGCACCTACAGCATTTACACCATCATTTTTTTGCATTTCTATAATTTGATTTATAGTCATATCTTCTAAGTTAGGTATAACTTTAGCTGAATTTGTCGTTCCATAATTAACAACATTATACCTGTTGCTGCTTTCTCCATCTCTAATAATTGAAGCTAGTCCACCATGATCTGTAAAAGGTGATATTTCTGTAGATTTAAAATCAAACTTATCATTAATAGGATTGTATCTTATGTTTAATTTTTGATTAGGTTGAATTAGATCAGATTTTAAATTGTTATCTTCTTTTAATTTATCAACTGTAATATTAAATTGTTTTGCTATTACAGATAAATTATCTCCTGATTTAACAATATAAGTAGTAGATTTGCTTTCGTATAACTCTAAAGCTTTTTCTTGTTCATTTTCTAATTCAATAATTCGTTTCGCTTCTTCATTTGAAACTTCTGAAACTGCACCTGCTTCAAATAGATTTGTGTTTACATTATTTAAAGATAAATCATCTTTTCTTAAATTTTGATTCTTCTTTAAAATTTTCTCATTTTCAATTTTTGTATTATAACGATTAACATTAAAGTTATTTAAGGAATTAATATTTAGCTCTTTAAGAATTTGTTGACCAGCAGGTGTGATTGAACCATTCATAGATACGACTGTAGTGTTTGAACCTATTTGTAACTCACTTGGGTTTACTTCATTAAATAGTTTTGTCTCTGTATCGTACGTTAAGATTTTTTGTTCTTCTATATTTATTGTTCTTTCATTATTATTATTACTTTCTTCTTTTTCAATTAATTCTATTTCTTGATCTAAATTATAAGATTGATCGTAAAATTCATAATCATTGCTTTGTATATCTCTAATATTATCTAAATACCAATCTTTAATAGATTTATAATTTTTATTATTTACTGTTACAGGAACCATCACCCCATTATTTTCTTTTACTAATCTTTCAAATTCTCTATTTAAGTCTGTTAATTTATCTAATTTATTATTTTCTTTTCCAACAATATAAACTCCGTCTTTTAATTTACCGATTCTTTTATTTGCATAACTTTGAAGATTAGAAATCTCTGGAAATCTTTGAGTTAAACTTTTTCCTTGAGTCTCATTAATATAATTTTTTAAGTCTTCGGCTGTTTGTTTATCGGTACTACTAGCATTTGGTCCTAAAGCTAACATTACGTCATTTAATTTATTTAAAGTATCAATTTGATTTTTTTCACCTTGATCGTATTGTGCTTTTAAATCAATAAAAAACTCGTCAACATTAAAATTTCTTAAATCATATTGTTCGTATAAAAATTCTATTTGATTTGGAAATTCTATTGATAAATTTTTTAAAGTTTGACCAAGATCTTTATAGTATTTAATTTCTTCTTCTACGCTATTGAAATCAGTTTTATTAAAATCAATATTTTTTAATGTATTAAGAATTTTTCTTTCATTATTCTTTTTTTCAAACTTATTTTTATTAGCTATAACCTGTTCTTTTTTTTCAAAAATACCATCTAATATAGTTTCAACTTTATTTTCTCCATCTTGTATAAAAAAGTTACTTAGATCTTGTTTCGCAGGTCCAACTTTTAAACCACTTATCCATTCTACATATTCTTCTATTTCTTCGTAAGCTTCCTCCATATCTAAATCATTATCTTCATAGTATTCAAAAATTTTAAGTATATTTGTTTCCATATAACCTAATAGTTTTGCAGGTGACACAAGACTAGATAATCCTCTTGCTACATAATCATCAACACTATTTTGTAATTCATTTAAAGAATAATCATATCCATCTGTAAAACCATCATTATCAATTATATTTGCATCTATCTGTTCATTTATAGTATCTATACGCAACCAAGAATTAAGAATGGCAGGTTCTAATAAAATAGCTGCTTGATTTAGCTTTGCTTCTGCTAAATTATTTTGATGGTCATTATAAAATTTTGTTATTGCTGCATTTTGTTTAGGCAAGAAAAACTGATTTACTAATTCTGGTCTAATACCTCTTGTATTTAATAGTGAGGTTTCGTTAAATTCGTTTATTGCTTGTTTAAATTCATTAGAGTTAATATCAAATTCAGATAGAGGTATTCCATCAACTGTATAGTTTTTAAAGAAAGCAGCAGTTTTAGCTTCACTAGCATTACCTAAATTAATAGCTAGTTGTTTTTCAATTCCGTATTGTGTATAGATATTACCACCAACAAAATTTCTAGCAAATCTTTTACCTTCATTTTTTTCAAGTTGTTTTTTAAGTTCTTTAATACCTTCTGGATCAGACCCTAAAACCTGTAACTGACCTTGTTGTATTCCTTTCTGCTTTTCTTTTTCTATTTGAAAGCTAACAAACTTTTGTAGAGTAGGGTTTATCTCAGCCATAGTTTCAGCTAAGGCCATAAGGTTTGTTTTAGGTTGCACTCTTACAGGAGAAACAAATGTATCTACTGGTGTTCTTGAACTATTAAAGGCTGTGCTTTGAAAACTGTCTGTCATAATGCTGCTGCTCCCATATATAAACCTACACCCTGAGTACCAATATTCAACAAGGTCTGACCAAGTGAAGGTATCTGATTGTAAGCTTGATTTATATTACTCTGCAAATTATTTCTTCTATTGTCAAATTGTGCTTCTGTTTGTTGAATATTAAAGGCATACTGTCTATTCATTGATTCAAGACTTTGATTAATACTTTCTCTATAGTTAGCACCTTGTCTTTCGTTATCTTGTAATAACAAACCTATAGTCGTACCAGCACGTTCGGAAGCTAATACCTGTCTGCTACGTTGTAAATTTATTATATTCTTTGCAAATATATCTTGTGCTGCACTCTTCTCTTGCTCTGCTTTTCTTTCTGCTAAAGCTAGTTGTTGTTGTCTCTTGTCGTCTTCTGCTGATCTGTTAGCAGCTAAAGCTGATTGATATGTTTGTCTAGCAGCTTGTTGTGCAGCAGATCTACCCAAGAAAGCATTAGCAACAGTAAGACCCAAGCCTATATTAAATGCTGTTGCAGCAGTTGTACCTGCTCCTAATAATGCAGCACCAACACACATTTAAGCTATCCTCAGAAATTCGTAGAATGGTTTGTTTGATGTACCATATTCTTTATGGTAATTAATAAATGTAAAACCAAGTGTCTTTAACCACTTTATAGCAGATGTATTCTCTGCATATACATAATTATAAAGCATATTATATGTTGTCAAAAGATTATCAACCCATTCTCTACCTTGTCTTATTAACTGTATTCTATATTTTTTATTATTAAACAGTTCATCTGTAGCAACCATCCATATACAACCATCTTTAAATACACCACATAAACCTATAGGGTTATCATTATCATCTGCAATAGTCATATTGGTTTGACTACCTAAAAATGTAAAGCTTAAAGCATCTTCTGGGGTCATTCCTGTTTGATAATGTGCTTCTATTTTATCCATTACCCTCATGTTATTTACTACATGTTTAAAGTCTTTTAACTTTGCTTTTCTTAAATAACCCATTAAGCTCTTCTAGCACTCCTAATATGAAAGACTCCTTCATATTCTGCACTAGCTAAACGAGTTGGCAAGAAGGTATTATTTTTTACATCTATATTTACTCTGTCTGATTTACTCATAATCGGTACTTTAAATGTACCAGTATCTAAATTTATCTTTCCAATAGCAGAGGAAGCAGTACCAAGCAGACGACCAGTAAATTTATGAATACTTGTATCTCTATTTTCTGGTGTTACTTCTACTTGAAAGAAGCCAGCATCTTCATATTTAAAATAAAAATGATGTATTTGTAATCTGCCACTAATCATTTCTGGTGTACCTCCACCACCAGATGTCATTTTTTGTTGACTAAATCTATAGTGCATTTCATAAGGTTCACCAATAATAAACTTACTATTTCTAAAATCTCCTGTAGCTGTAATGGTAGAAGTAGAACCATCAGTAGTATTTGTAGTTTGCAAGACCTGACCTGATACTAAAGTCTTTGTATTGCCTTGAGCATCTACAAAAGTACTTGTCTCTCCTGTGCCTAGATACCTTCCTACGACTGTCATATTAGCTCTTAGTCTATAAGGAACTGTAAAGGTAGAAAGACCTGTACCAGAGCTATAAGAGACTGATACACCTGACGTTGCTTCTGTTACCTTATGGTCTAAGTGGTATTCAAAGGTTGAGTTAGGTTCTCTAAAGTCTGTCTCAAAAGGTATCTTTTCTAAAGTTACTTTGTTTGCTTCTTCTATTACTGCAAATAAATCTGTACCAATAAAATCTACATTTAAGATTGATCTATTTGGATTAATTGTAAAAGTAAACCAAGCATTTAATTGTTTTGCAAAACCATCTCCATACAACCAACGATTAACATATAGCTTATTTGGATTATCAGTACCTAATAAAACTAAAATATCTTGGTTGTTTGATACAGCCATCTTATATATACCACTAGGTATCAGTCTTGGTACATGGATAGTTGTATTAGCTGCATCTCTTATCTTGGCATCACCTTGAATTATATATTCTCTTACACCTGCAAAAGATCCTTTCTTAGTTAGAAAATAAATAGAAGTACCAGAACCAACAGGGTTTGCATCAGCACTACTTTCAAATTCTGTTGCAACTAACACGTTAGCTGTTTTAGGTGTAAGGTTATCTGCTGAACTTGTTAATACAAACTGCGTCTGTTCTGAAAATAATATTAGTCTTTCTCCTATCGTTACTGCACTTCTTAAGATCGCTACTTTTGTATGAGAAGCAGCTACATCTATAGGCTCACTATCTAATACTGATATAACAGTCTCAGGAAAGAAGTTAAAAAACTCTGATACACGACTAAGTATCACATTGTCACCTGCAAGAAAGCCTAATCTATTTCTAAAAAAGAATACGTTATTAATTTTATTACCAATAAAAGAAGGGTTAGGTGCTGATATAAGATCACCTACAGTTCTTTCACCCCACTTAGGTAGATCAAATGATTGACCACCTGCTGTATAAGTATCTCCATCTACCCTTGCAAATCTAAAGTTACCATCAGCTTGACGTATAAGAACGTGTGGCATGGTTGCATAATCAAACTTAAACGTAATACCAGACTCTACTGTTTCTTCCCATTGACCCTCTTCAAAAGCTCCTCCGTTATTGGTTACAAACTTAATATAATAATTATCAAAGTTAGTTTCTTCATCTCCTTTTACTTCTACAACATATCCATTTGGAGACACATTAGGTAGATCAGTAAATCTTTGAACTGTATCTTTTATTATTGTCATCTTTGAATCGCCTTGTGTATCACTACCATCTATAGAAAAATTACTACCATCATTCTTTTTGATATGTAAGACAGGCCCATTCTGTGCAATAGTAAAACCAGTTAAGGCAGAGTTCAAACTGTTTTTTAGACTTGTTGCTACAGTATCGGTGCTTAAGGGATCATCACCATCAGTATCTTTCGTGACTGTATTACCATCAACTGTGACAGTATAAGTAGTTTTAGACGTAGCCTGATTTATAAATACAACTGCTTGTGTATCAGTACCAGCAGATAAAGCACTATCCATAGCTGCTGTAATACTTGTATTAACAACAAAAGTGAAGTCAGCAATAGTTACAGTCTTTATAACTGATCTTGGTGTACTTGTATTTAGATAGGCAGTACCATCAGGTTTATTTACAGTTAGTTCTGTACCATCTAATTCATATACTTTTACATCACCATTACTAAATATTGCTACATACTGTTCGTTTGCATCTCTATTAATAGTTTGTATATGAACATTACCAAGTGTTGAATTAGATAAGCTAGTTACAAACTGCAAGCCAGATCGTTTTGTAAGACCCAAGACAGGGTTACTATCAGCATTGTCTTGTATATCAGCATGATCTGGTTGCTTCATCAGATCAGCAGCTTGTGAGACTCCTCTTAGTAAAGTAGGAATAGCTTTAGAAAGAACTGCCATAACTATCTAATTAATGCTCTTGAAGGATTGTAAGTATCAAAGACATTTGTTAAAGAAGGATCTCCTCTTAAAAGGTTATGATCTCCATTACTTAAATCTGTTTCCATTAGTATAGCCCTAGCTCTCTCTTCGTCTTCTTGTGTATAAGTTCTAAGTCCTTGATCGCTTACCAACCTGTCAACAAAAACCCTTGCAGCTTTTATTGTCATATAATATCTAGCTGGTTCTGGTATTTCATCAAAGTCTCTTAGATATACAACAGTACAAATTAAGTCTTCATCAAATTCAAACTTATTATTTAATCTGTCATATAGCTTTAAACCTCTTTGTATTGCATCAACTGTTGTGTGTTGATGAATATTAGGATCTACTCTTAAGGCATCTATAGGCAAGCTTATCTGATTAGATCCATCTCTTGTAAGAGTTACATCTATTTCCGTATTAAAAGACCAACCTTCCATTTGAACTTTTTTATTTATTTCGTTCAAAGTAGATTGTGCGATCTTTGCATCAACAGGTAGTGTACCTGTTAAAGAGTTGATAGGAGCTTCACCAATAGCAGACAACATTATGTTGATTGCTTCAAGCTCTGTAGTTGCTGCTACTGCCATAATTAGTATTTAATTTTTAAGGAATCTCTACCACCTTTCATCTTTTTCTTTTTTTTCTTTTTCATTGATTTTCCGTAGCCCATAATAATCTCCAAAAGATAAAAGAAAGGTACTCGTTAAGAGTACCCTTCATTGTTAATTAAGATGCAGATAGCTTAATTGTAGCTGCACATTCTGGTCTAAGAACACCATGACCTAACGCATACTTAGCAACCATTAAGGTTCCTTGATACATTATTCCATAGTCAGAACCAGAGATTTCAGTTGTCATATCCATCAACTTAACTGTACCAACAGCAGATTTGTGGAATACTAAACCGATAGTCTTACTGTCGTCACCTGAGTAAGTGTTGTTCGCACCACTTGGGTTTGATCCTACGTTACTCTGAGGTACGTTGTTAGACATCATTACAGGAATACCTGCGACTTGCTGAACACGACCAGAAGCAAATGAACCATTACCCTGTGGGTTGAAGTCAACATCTACTGTTCTTGTAGCAGACTCAGCAAGTTTGTAATACTCAGCAGGTGGTAATACACAGAAACGATCTGTAGGAGGAATGTCTCTTTCGTCAAATGTCTGTGCAATGTCATAGATAGCTGCTGCTATCTCATCACCTGTTACGTTTGCTGAAGCTGTATT